TAAAGAATTTAATATATCTGAAAGACAAGCTGAAAACCTTTGGAAAGAAGCAAGAACTAGATTAAAAGAAAGATATAAACAAGAACACGATGAAATACTTGAAAACCATTTAAATCAACTATATGACTTACTCAAAAGATGTAGAGAAGAAAGAAATAAAAGAGTCGAACGTGAAGTTTTGGCAGATATTGCGAAGATTCATTCGTTGGAAGGTACGAAGAAGGTTGATATTACATCAAATGGACAATCAATAAACTTAAACATTATATTAGATAGAGATTAATATTTTTTTAATAAAAAACCCCTAACAATTCGTTTTTGACTATGAAACAGTACACAAAGGTAAAGGAAGGTGATAAATGGGGCAAATTAACCCTAATTAAGAAGTTAAAAGTAAAGTTGGTAGGAATGGTACCAAGATACTATGGTATCTTTAAATGCGACTGTGGTGAGGAAAAAATGATATTGATTCACAATGTTAAACACGGTGGAACTAAATCTTGTGGGTGTGATTATTTGATTAGTAATAAACGTCCAAGAAATAGAAGTAAAAAATTAGATGCCTGATATTAAACTGACTAAACGTCAGACAGTTGCGTTTGAATATCTAATGGATAATACAACCACTGAGCTATGTTTTGGTGGAAGTGCTGGTGGAGGCAAGAGTATGTTGGCTTGTCTATGGCTATTAACTATGTGTTTGAAATATCCAGGAATAAGAACTTTACTTGGACGTACAACATTATCAGCATTAAAGCAAACATCATTAGTAACTTTATTTGAAGTCTTTAAGATGAGCGGATTAGTAGCCAATGAACATTTCACATTCAACGGACAATCTAATACGGTTATATTTCAAAACAAATCAGAGATAATATTAAAGGATTTAGAGTACAAACCTTCTGATCCACAATATGATTCTTTGGCGGGAATTGAGGTAAGCTGTATAGTGATTGAGGAAAGTTCACAAGTAACGAGGATGGCTTACAATATCCTGAAGAGCAGGTTAAGATATAAGTTAAATGAATTTGGAATAATTGGTAAGATATTGATGACAACCAACCCATCACAAAACTTTATCAAGAAAGAGTTTTATATTCCATATATAGAAGATAGATTAGAACCCAATAAGAAATTTATTCCCTCATTACCATTAGACAATCCACATCTTCCACAATCTTACTTGGATATGTTGGATACCTTACCACAAGAACAACGCAAAAGATTACTATTAGGAGATTGGAATTATAACGAGGAATTAGACGCTCTATTTCAGTTTGATGATATTGTATCGTGTTCTTTTAGAAACCCTCCCAATCCGTCTGAAAAGAAGTATATCAGTATTGACGTAGCTAGGTTTGGTGGTGACAGCACAGTTGCAACCATTTGGGTGGGATTAACAATAGTGGAGATAGTAAGATATAACAAATTAGATGGAGATACATTATACAACAACATTACAGAACTAATATCCAAACACGGAATACATCCATCACAAGTAATCGCCGATAGTGACGGTATTGGTGGTTTCTTGGTGGACAGATTAAGATGTACTTCATTCGTCAATAATAGTCGTCCATTACAAGAACAGAACTTCACCAACCTAAAGAGCCAGTGTTATGTTAAACTATCTGACTTGATTAAACAGGGAAAGATTAGTATTAATATATTAGACCCATCAGCTGTTGATGAACTAACCCAACAATTACTTGCAGTTAAACTTAAAGATGTTGAGAAGGATGGAAAGGTTGGGGTTATTAGTAAGGATCAGATGAAGAAGTTATTAGGAGATAAATCACCTGACTTAGCAGATTCAATAATGCTTCGTATGTATTATGAAGTTAAGAATTTAAAAAACACAGGGAAATATAGTATAGCATTTATAAGATAGATATATGAAAGTAACAATAAACGAACAGGAATATAGCATTCCAAATTATCTTAACATTGACACATATGTTAAGTTATATAATATAAAGGACTTATTTGAGGATGAGTATTATGAGATTAAATTAATTAGCTTAATGACGGGAGCTAAAACAAAAGATATTCTCAATTTACCACACACAAAGATTAAGTCATTATCCAATTATATATTATCCATATTACCAACAACCAAATTTGTATTTGAAGATTCATTTACATTAAACGATGTGGAGTATGGATTTATACCTGAATATAAGAATATGTCATTTGGTGAGTTTGTGGATTTAGATACATTACTTACAAAGAAACCTGATGAGATTATGAAACAACTTCATATCATTGCAGCAATTATGTTTAGACCTATTATATCAAAGAAGTCAAAACACAACTACAAGATAGAAGATTACGATTCAGAGAAGGTAGATGAACGAGCAGAGCTATTCAACAAAGAGTTAGATATTAAATATGTATTGGGAGGAAAGTATTTTTTTTCCAAGTCCGTCAAAACATATTCGATTCCTACCCAGCGATTTTCGATCAGGAAGAAGCTGAATACTATGCTAACAACCCTGAAACTTTATTGGAAGCTGAGAAAGATGTTTCGTTCGAAAAAGCATTCGGATGGTTCGCCATTATCAATAAAATCTGTGGAGACGATATTACAAAGCACGATACAATCCTTAAAAAAAGAACATTAGAAATATTAAACCAATTATTATATCTAACTGAGAAAGATAAAGAGATAATGAAACAGTATAATAAAAATGTAGAGTAATTTGAGAAGACATAACAGAAGATTTGATATTTATAGATAGGATATGATAAATTATAAACAACTTTTAGCTGATTTTGCGTCAATAGCTTACCATCACGAACAAATTCGTTCGTTTGGGTTTGGTGATTTACCCCAAATTACAAATGATATTGAAACAGATAAAGAACCTCTTTATACAAAAATGTATATTGTCCCTGGTAATATTGTTTTTAATCAAAATCAAATTACTTATCAGCTTAATTTAATTATTTTAGATAAAGTTAATATAGATTTATCTAATTTAAGTGAAATTATCTCTGATACTTTGGAAATTCAGAAAGATATTTGGACAATTCTATATCAATCCTATACAACAGCATCAGGAAACTTTAGTTGGTATATTTTACCTGAGGATTTCCCAACTGTAACACCCTTTGTAGAGAAATACGAGACGATTTTAGGAGGTTGGACGATGAGTTTGAATGTTTATATCCCATTTGATTATAATCGTTGTACGCCGCCTGTAATAGGTGAATATGGATTCCCTCAAGATGAAGAATTTAAATCATATAAGTTAATATTAGACAACATACAAAAGTTTGCAGGTTTACACGAACAAGTTCGTTCATATGGTTATGGAGATATACCTCAACTTACCAATGATATAATCACCAAACAAGAGCCTGAATATCCTCGTATGTATTTGAATAGTGATATTGCCAAATTTAAATCAGGACAAATAGAATATTCTTTTAATGTGTATATGGTTGATAGATTATCAATTGACTTATCAAATCAACAAGATGTTTTAAGTGATACATTAGAGATATTAAAAGATTTATATGCCAAGTTATATCTATCAGATTATTCAGCTGAATGGAATGCTCAATTGCAACCGTTCTTTGAAACAACAGAGACTGGACTTGGTGGATGGATATTAAGTGTAACAAGTTTACAAAAATCAAATTACGATAGATGTGTATTACCTATGGATACATTTCTTAAAAGAACACCAATATGGCTTTCAAGTTCAAATGATTCAGATTCTTTAGAATTAACAAAATTAGATTTGTGTGGTAAATCGTGGTCATATAATCCAGATGTTTATGCCATATACCCAGGATATATTAATACAACTGATTTACCAATAGGTAATAATATAACAATATACGCAACAGATAATTATACAGATGATACTAAATTAGTTATTGATGAAGGTTATTTACCATATTTAGGTATAACATTACCAACAGGTGGAACATATAATCCTGATAATTATGTAGAGAATATCGTGTACTTTGAAAATCCAGGTAAAGTAACAAATTGGTATAGTTGTCAAGCACAACCTACAGTAACCCCAACTGTAACCCCTACTCCTACTAAAACATTTATTCCAACTCCTACTCCTACACATACTCCTACTCCTACTCAAACATTCATTCCTACTCCTACTCCTACACCTACACCTACGAATATTGTTCCATTAGTTAATTGTAATAATTTAGTTTATTTAGATATATCAAATACAGGGACATTAAGATATTTTAGTTGTTTATTAAATGATTATGTTGATACCGTTATTAATTCAACTGGTGAATATATAAT